AAAAATCTTCGGTAACGGTGACGTTATTAAGTCGGGTTTAGACCTGATTGACGACATCCATACTTCGACCGAGGAAGAAATTATTGCAAAGACTAAAGCTAAGACAGACTTACTGAGTGCTTACGCACCCTTTAAGATTGCTCAACGCTACCTCGCAGTCATGTTCTCCGTAACCTTCTTATCGTGCTTTGTACTTGTACTAGGCATGACATTGTATGGTGAAGGTGACATTGAATCTGTCAAAGCAATCCTTGGAGACTTCTACATTGGTGAGATTATGCTCACTATCGTTCTATTCTACTTCGGTGGTGGAGCGTTTGAAGGAGTTACAGAGAAACTAAAGAAGAAGTAAAATCTATGGACTATAACAAGGCCGTAGAACTTATTCTCAAACACGAAGGTGGCTATGTTCATCACCCTGAAGACCCCGGTGGTGAAACTAACATGGGCATCTCCAAACGTTCCTACCCTGATGAAGACATCAAAGGCATGACTAAAGACCGTGCCAAGGAAATCTACAAACGAGACTTCTGGGATAAAGTAAAAGGCGATGAGCTTCCTGCTCCTGTCGCATTAGTATGCTTTGATATCGCAGTTATGTCTGGTTCCCGTAGAGCCTGTAGAATGCTTCAGAAGGCTGTGGGAGTGCAAAGGGATGGCATCATAGGGCCTGTTACACTTAAGGCCGTTAGAGAGGCTTACAGAGCGTCTGAGGACGTACTGGTGAGTCAGCTCTCCTACATTCGTTTAGAGTTCTACAAAAGACTAAAACACTTTGACACCTTCGGAAGAGGGTGGACCAATCGTATTAACAATACCCATAAGGAAGCTATTGGATGGATAAGAACCTCCTAGACTTACTTCACGAGACTACAGCGCAAGAATTACTCAAGCGTATACAGTCAGGTGAAGCTACTGCTTCTGAACTTTCTGTTGCTGTTAAGTTCCTTAAGGACAATAACGCTACGCTAGATGTAATCACTGCTGAGTCACCGTTAGGTAATCTCTTGGAAAAACTACCATTTGATATTTCCGACCAACTCCAGTGAGGTCGTATGAGCAAGCGCAAAGAGCGCAGGAAGTCAGAGGACAATACTCTGCACAAACCTGAAATTTATTATTCCCCGAAGACACAATCCCAATCAGAACTCTATCATGATTTAGATAGCGCAGCTCTGATGGTAGCCCTTGGACCAGCAGGTACAGGTAAAACCTTTACATGTTGTATGAAGGCTGCTCAGTGGTTGTCGAGGGGTGTTGTTACTAAAATAATCCTTACCAGAGCTAATGTTCCTACAGGTAAATCCTTAGGTGCTATCCCCGGTACTCTTGAAGAAAAGCTTGAGCCGTGGATGATGCCCATGACGGACGTACTTAAGGAAGCTTTAGGCAAAGGTTTCTACGAATATTGCGTTAAGCGCGAACGTATTCAGACTGTATCCCTTGAAACGATACGTGGTCGTAGCTTCTCCCACTCCATGATTTTGGTAGATGAAGCACAACAGCTTACCATCGATGAGATTAAAGCTATTACCACACGTATTGGTGAGGGTAGTGTCCTAGTTCTTATGGGAGACCCTAAGCAAACAGACCTACAACAACGCTCAGGACTGATACAGTTCGTAGACCTACTAGAAAAGCATCGTCCAAACGGGTGCGGTATCATTGAGTTTGACCTTGATGACATCGTTCGTTCAGACACATGCGCTAACATGGTGAGGATGTTCTATAAAGAAGGTGTTTAATGGACATCCCAGAACAACTCAAAGACTTCCGAAACTTTATGTACTTGGTGTGGAAGCATCTGAATCTACCAGACCCTACACCAGTACAGTATGACATTGCCGACTACCTACAGAGTGGTCCTCGACGTTCAATCATTGAGGCATTCCGTGGTGTCGGTAAGTCATACATTACGTGTGCCTATGTGGTACACCAACTGCTACTCGACCCTGACCGTAAGTTCATGGTTGTGTCAGCATCCAAAGCCCGTGCTGATGACTTCTCAACGTTCACACAACGTATCATCATGGAGCTACCTATATGTCAGCACCTAGTCGCTAAAGGTGACCAGAGATGGTCTAAGATTGCCTTTGACGTAGCACCAGCTAAAGCTTCTGGTTCTCCTTCTGTTAAGTCAGTTGGTATTACTGGACAGCTTACTGGTTCTCGTGCTGACATTATCATCGCTGATGACATCGAAGTACCTAACAACTCGATGACTCAAATGATGCGTGAGAAGCTCTCTGAGGCCGTTAAAGAATTTGACGCAGTACTTAAGCCAGATGGAAGAATAATCTATCTGGGTACGCCTCAGTGCGAAATGTCGCTATATAACGTACTCACTGAGCGTGGCTATGACATGAGAGTGTGGCCAGCCCGTTTCCCTACAATTGAAAAAATAGAAAAGAGCTATGGAACAAGACTAGCTCCAAGACTGTATGAGAAACTTGAGTATGGCGATATGGAAAGTAAGCCTACCGACCCAGACCGTTTCGATGAGGAAGACCTCTTAGAGCGTGAACTGTCTTATGGTCGGTCAGGTTTTGCTTTGCAGTTCATGTTGGACACCTCACTGTCTGATGCTGACCGTTACCCACTCCGTCTACGTGACTTAATGATTATGTCCTGCGATGCTACTAAAGCACCAGAGAAGCCTGTGTACGGCATCATGAAGCCCTTAGAGGGGTTACCTATGGTTGGCCTATCAGGTGACAAGTTCTACGCTCCTGAGAGCCTTCTAGGAGGTTACAGGGACTATGACGGTTCTGTCCTTGCTATTGACCCCTCAGGTCGTGGTGCGGATGAGACAGCCTATGCAGTCGTTAAGATGTGCAACGGCTACCAATACGTCACTGCTGCTGGTGGTATCACTGGCGGTTACGGTGAAGAGACACTTAAGAAACTCGCAGAGATAGCCAAGGATGAGAAGGTCAACCTAGTGTTGATTGAGAGTAACTTTGGTGACGGGATGTTTACCGAACTCTTCAAGCCTTACATACAACGTACATACCCAGTCACTATTGAAGAGGTACGTCACAGTAAGCAGAAGGAAGTACGTATCATCGACACCTTAGAGCCTATCATGAACCAACACAGGCTAGTGATTGACCCTAAGGTTATCCAACAGGACTACGATAGCGTACAACACCATCCCCCTGAGAAAGCTCAGAGGTACATGTTAACCTACCAGATGACACGTCTAACCAAAGACCGTGGGTCTCTAGCCCATGACGATAGATTAGATGTCTTAGCGATGGCTTGTCAGTATTGGGTCGAACAGATGGCAGCAGATGCAGACATTGAGATGGCTCTGAGAAGGGAGGAGCTGATGGAGATGGAACTAGATAAGTTCATAAACGGTGTTAACACTATGAATGTTAAAGGAAACTCTAACGTATGGACTACCATTTAGTTTCTAAAGTTCCACTGTAGATATAGGAGGGTTTAAAACTATATATAGTATATACTTAAGGTATACTTAAGGTATACTTAAAGAATACTTAAAGAGTTCTTTGAGACTGTTAGGTACGTCTTAAGGACATACCCCTCCAACATCCCCTCATAAGTAAAAAGATAAGTAATAAAGTACAGGATGCTTTAGGATTGTTAAAGATTCTTAGGTATTCTGTGCTACTTACTCCTGCTACACCTACCCAGACTCATTTTCACAGAAAAATCTGAGACGGTATACGTATAACACCAGACCCGGATTTCCCCCTTACCGCCCACGCGCGCGCTATATTGTACCAATTGCCACACCCTACGGCACAAAAAGCCTGAAACCCTTGCTACATCTGGCCTCACGGGACACTTTCAATCGCTTTTATATAGCAAATAAGGCGTGATTCTTTGGTTGTTTGTGTGTTGGTGTGTGTTGGTGTGTGTTGG